AAGGTAGTTCTCCCGGAGGCAATAGCCGCTTCTGCCGGGTCAGGCGATCATGCGGTGAGTATTTCGTCAAAGGACCGGGTTTTTTCACGGGATTCAATGAAGGGGTATTAAGATGACGGCCAGTATACAGGTAACACTTGATGACAATGATGTGATGTCAAAGCTTGGCCGTCTTGCAGCGCGGGGAAAAAGCCTTGCTCCTGTGATGCGGGCTTTCGGTGATTACCTGGTCAAGGAAACCAGGACCAGGTTTGAGCAGGAAAAAGACCCGGAAGGCCATCGCTGGGAAAAATTGTCGGATTATACCCTGAAGTTTAAAAAAGGGTCTCAGATTTTAACGGAAAGCACGGACCTTCGAAACAGTTTTGCAAGGAGGGCTGGTGCCACATCTGTCCGGGTGGGAACGGACAGAGAGTATGCAGCACTGCACCAGTTTGGGCTTAAAAAGACTCTGAAGATAAAATCTCATCGCAGGAAGGTAAAGAGCAGAAGCAAAAAGGGGATTTCTTCCGGGGTGGCTTTTGTGAAAGCACATAAACGAAAAGTCGACACCGTGGCCAGGCCGTTTTTAGGGTTCACCCCCCAGGACCGGCAGGAACTTATAGAAACTATAAAGGATCATCTGGATGTTAGCTGATATTGAATTAAAGATTTTGGATTTTCTTAATGCCGCCGGTCTGGGTATCCGGAACACGGATATCAAAAAGGGCAGAAGCATTGAGTATCCGGCTGTATTTGTTTTTACCGAGAACGGCAGATTCAAGAAGCTGACCCTGTCTAAGTACAAATGCGAGCTGGGTGTTTTCGTCCTGATTGCATTCAGGAATGTCAAATCTGAAAAGATAAGACGGCACGGGCTGTATCCAATTCTTGAAGGCGTTGTGCAGGGATTGATGCTCAATGATCTGGGTCTTGATATTGATCCCCTGGTGCCAAAAAGCTTCAGGAATATAACAGATAAAGATATGCAGAAAAGCGATGTCCTGGCCTATCAACTTGAGTTTTCAACGTCCTTTACCATGAAACCGCCTGAAGAACCTACCACGGATCTGCTTCGTATCGGTCTTGAATATTATCTTCAAGATCCGGTGGATGACGGACAGGTGGATGCCCAGGACGAAATAACATTACAGGAGGAATAGTATGAAAGTAAAAGCGGCAAAGGGGATCAAGTGCCCGAAGGAAGGCAGGCCAAGGGAATATATAACCGATTCAAAAACGGTTGGAGTTCCAGGATCGCCTTATTACCTGCGGCTGGTAAGGGACGGGTCTTTGATAGATATGGAAGCCCCGGAAAAAATCAAAGAAAAAGCAAAGGGGAAATAAACCATGGCTTCAAAGAATATATCTTTTGACAACATCCCCGGCTCAATACGGAAGCCCGGGAAGTATTTTGAATTTAACACAAAGCTTGCTGTCCGGACCCTGCCACAGAACCGGCAGGAGGTGTTGATCGTGGCCCAGAGGCTTGCGGCTGGAAGTGTTGCCGCTGAGACACCGGTGGTGGCGTTTTCCGATGTTGAAGCCGCCGAGTATTGCGGGTATGGCAGCCAGGTCCACTTAATGGCCAGGGCCATGATCAAGGCAAATCCATATGTGGCGCTCACCCTTGTCAGCGTTGATGATAATGGGGCGGGTGTGGCAGCTGCCGGAACCATTCAAATTAATATTGATGCGGTTGCAGCCGGAACCATCCGGCAGTATATCGGCAATGATTATATAGAGATTGCCGTGGCCAGTGGAGATCTTAAGGCGGACATTGCTGCAGCGCTTAAAGCTGCCATTGACGGCAAACCAGACCTGCCGGTTACGGCGGCAGTCGTAACGGACACCATCACCCTGACAGCTAAAAACAAGGGCGTGGTGGGAAATGACATACCGCTATCCCTTATCGCTGCAAACAATTGCGTGACCGCAACCATTACGGCCATGGCCGGCGGTTCCGGAGATCCGGACATTTCAAGTGCGCTATCAGCTGTTTTTGGAAAGCAGTATCACAAGATCGTTGTTCCCTATGGAGACAGCACAACACTTACGGCCTTACGGGATCACATAGATACTATTTCAGGGCCCATGGAACAAAGACCCGGGGTAGGTGTTTATGCGGTCACAGGAGCCCTGGCCAGCGCAACCACCCTTGCGGGCACGATCAATTCAGGCAGGCTGCTGGGAGCGTATCTGAGAAATACCCGCTCTTTGCCCCTTGAAGTGGCAGGAGCCATGGCCGGGGTCATGGCGTTTGAAGAAGATCCGGCACGGCCATTGAATACCCTGGAGCTTAAAGGGATTCATGCGCCGGATATTTCCGACCGGCTGTCCAGAACAGAGCAGGAGAGTTGTCTGTATAACGGGGTGACACCCCTTGAGGTCGGGCCTGGGGAAACGGTCCGGGTTGTCAGGGCCATCAGCACATATACCAAGGATGCCCAGGGTATTGATGACGTCAGTCTCCTTGATATCACCACTATCACCACGCTGGATTATGTAAGGAAAGCCTGCCGGGAAAGAGTGGCGCTGCGGTTCCCAAGAGAAAAGCTCTCCTCCAGGACACCGGCAAAAGTCAGGTCCGAGCTGCTGGATGTATTGATCAAACTTGAAGAGCTGGAGATCGTGGAAGCGGTCATGGATAATATTGACGGCCTGGTTGTTGAGCGGGATCTGCAGGACGTCAACCGTCTGGATGCCAAGATACCCACCGACGTGGTGAACGGGCTGCATGTTTTTGCAGGCAGGATTGACCTGCTTTTATAACCTAAAGGTCAGAAACTAACCTAAAGGTCAGAAACTAGCAGGCAACTAAAGAAACAGGGAGTTGAGAAATGAATGATTATGTATCAAGAGTTACGCTTGACGTGAACGGCACGCAGATTGACGATTTCAAGGCGTTCACGGACAATGAGCGGGAACTGCACAAGGCGGTGAACCTGATGAACACCACAGGCTTTATGGGCACCACCCAGCGCCCGGGCTGCAAGGTGGATTATGTGGTGCCCGTGGACGGCGAGTTTGACTGGGAAGGTGTCAAGGACGGCCGGTTGTCTGTTGAATTTGAAAACGGCAAACGGATTACATTCACAGGGGTTAATACCCTTAAAATCGGTGAGGCAAAAGTGGATGGTGATAATGAAGTTGTCAGGTCCATTGAGCTTGGCGCCAAAAAAAGGGTGAAGGAATAATGGAAGAAAAAGGTACCTTAATCATCGGGGTTGAATATGACGGCAAGACTCATAAGGGTTTTATCTTGCGGCCTGCTAAGGTCAAAGACACGGTCATGTCCATTGAAGAAGATGAAATGGCAATGAGGAATGATCAATACCTTGGGGTCTGTGTCCTGGCAAGGCAGATCAGGATCGGGGATATCCCCAGGGATGAGATCACACCCGGCCTGCTCATGGACATGTACCAGGCCGACATGGCGCTGATCACAGCTGCAGACGGGAGGCTGAAAGAACGGATCGCCGGGTTTCGAAAAGAAGATCCGCCCCTTGAAAAAGCTGATGCTGGCGGCAAGGAAGCTGGGGTTCCGGGGACATGAAATTGACAACATGACCGAGGATCAGGTCTGGGGATGGATTGAGGCTTACAACGAGATCCTGAACCCTGATAAAGGCAGGGCCTTTAAGGTCAGAAGAAAGAAAGGGAACAAATAATGTCCGATGCAATGAAACTTGCTTTACAGCTCACAGCCGTTGATATGCTGTCCGGAGTGGTTTCCAGGGCAAAGCAGAATATTAAAGGGCTTGGGAAGGCTGGAAAACAGGTGCAAAAAGACTTTGAAACCATGGAGCGATCCATGTCCCGTGGTCTTAAAGGTGTTGCTGTCGGATGGTATGCGCTCAAAAAAACCCTGCCCGGTGTTAAGGTGGCAGGCAGTCTCCAGGAGGCCATGCTGGGGGTTAAGATGAATCTTGCCGGAGCAGCAAAGGATGCAGGCGACCTGAAAGACAAACTTGCTGAGGTTCAGAACACGGCCATCAGGGTTTCTGCTGATGCGCCTTTTTCTGCTGAAGACGTGGTCAGGATTCAGGGGGCTCTTTTAAAGGCCGGTATGGACTTAAAAGATGTTTCCGGTAAATCCGGGGCTGCCTTTGCGGCCACTGCCCTGGCCGCTTTATCCAAAGAAGCTCCGGAACTGGTGGGGAAAAGCCTGGCCAACATCGGAGCACAGTTCAATTTAAAAGGAGGTCAGTACAGCGAGATAGCAGACTGGCTGGTAAGGGTGGATGATGCGGCCACTGCCGATCTTCCAACCTTGGTCCAGGGTTTGACTATGGCCGGGCAGAGTGCGGTGGCTTTAAACATATCTGCCCAGGATGCGTTAACCACCCTTGGGGCATTATCTCCCCTGACTGATCGTGCCGGATCTTCATTTAGTAATTTTCTGATTGCAGTGGCCACAAAAGGTAAGCTCTTGAAACGGATGAAAATTAATTTGTTTGAAGATGGCAAGTTTGTCGGCATGGAAAAAGCCACGGCCTTGCTGAAAGAGCGATTTGGCAAGATTGAGAGCGATGAAAAACGGTTAACTCTGTTAATGAAAATTTTTGGTGAAGAGGGGGGCCGAGCTGCCGGCCTTCTGATCAAATCATCCAAGGGATTCAAAGAAATTGAAGACTCTGCCAAGAAGTCCCTGAGTATGGCACAAAAAATGACTATCTGGGGGGAAGGGTTTAATGCTTCCCTGGCCAAGCTTGGCGGGACGTCAAAATCCACCCTGGCCACCCTGTTTGACCCGCTTCTAAAACCATTGACCGAGGTTGTCAATCTAACCAACAAACTGACCAGCGCCCTGGGGGAGGTGGCATCCAAACACAAATCATTGAGCGGTGCGGTTTCTTACGGCCTGGGCGGCTTAGGGTTGGCAGGGCTCGGCTATGGCGGTTACCAGCTTATCAAGGGTGGCCGGGCCGGGTTGCGGGTCTTAAAAGGGGCCGGCGGCATACGGGGCCTGCTTGGAGGCGGTGCATCCACGGCAGCCGGTATTGCAAAGGGCAAAGCAATTGAAGCGGCCACGGGTGTGCAGCCGGTATTTGTGACCAATTGGCCGGAAGGCTTTGGCATGGGTTCAGCCGGCAGCCTGGCTGAAGGATTAAAGAGTGCTGCGGGGGGGAAAGGATCGTTTCTTGGACTGTTAAAAAATACAAGGGGAAAGTGGTTAGCAAGCCTGGGCGGTATGGGTGGGCTTGGAAAAACTCTTGCCGGTTCCCTGGGGTCCACAAGCCTCTTAACGACCACAGGCGGTGTTGCCCTGGCCGGTGCAGGCGGATATGCAATCGGCACGGCCCTGGAAAGATTGTCAGGTGTGATTGCAGATAAAATGACCGGCGGGAAATACGGCGGCTCGGGATGG